GCCTCTGCCTGCTTCGCGTAATTCGGCCTGCCGCACAGGCCATCAACACCGATAAATGTCAGCGAGTAGCTGTCCATCAGCGGGTTGATGCCTTTAACCTGCCGCTGCTCGTAGCCATCGCCGAGTTTGACGACAGCCACATTCGGCGCACGGCTAACCGTGAAGCCTTTTTGAGGGCTCCATGTGAATGTTTGTGGCATGGGGGTTTCCTACTTGCGTGGCTGAAGCATTCCGCCCGGGCGGGTGCTCTGGTCCTTCATTTGATTAAGGCTGATGGTCTTCATCATGGCCGCCATTTTATTCATGGTTGCATCGTCAATACCGTTGGTGGTCTGGATGTTGAAGTGGATTTCTTGCTGAACGACTGAGCCAGAAGAGCCGCCGCCGATCATATCCTTATTGCTGATCACCTTGCCGTTATCGCCCGGTATCATGTACTGCTTCCCGGTGCTGGCTTGGTAGATTTCCGGCCTACCACCTTCGCCTACCTGGTACATTGAGCCAGCAGACACCGGGCCACCGTTTTTGCGAGCCCCTGCGATAGCCAGTCCCTTAGAAGCGACTAATGCTGTGCTGTAAGCCGTTGTCCCTGCTGTAGACGCTGCACCCATTGTGGCTATTGATGCGCTAATTGCTGCGGGTGCCCATGCAGCAGCTGCTGCTGTAGCCTGAGCTGTAGTAGTCGCTAAAGCAGCAGTCGCGGCAGCTTGTCCCATAATCATATTTTTGACGTACTGTAGGCCCATTTCAACCAGGCCACTTACGACGCTATTCAGGATTGTGGTGCCGATGTTAGCGAAGGATTCAGCAAGGCTCTGCGTGCCATTAAGAAGACCGGTAATCGCATTGGTCGCCCCACCCTGCAGAGAGTCGATAGCATCACCCAGCATCTGGTTAGCGCGGCGCTGGTTCTCCCATATCTGCCAGGCTGCATCGATTCGTGCCTGTTCGTACTGAGTATTAGCCGCATTCATCAGGGAAATTGATTGCTGCTGAGTGATTATCTTTTGCTGCTCAAACTGCTTAATTAGCTCTAGCTTCTGGGCATTCTCGTTAGCCAATGCCTGCACTGGGTCGACCATCCCCGCATTTGCATCCTTTGGCGTAACAACCTGACCTGCACGAATTTTTGCGAGATTAGCTAGGTGTTCCTGCTCAAGCTGCTCTGATTGCAGGTTATACTGTTGCTGAGAAATTAAAAGGTTACCCTGCGCATTCTTTGCACCCTTTAACATCTCGAGCTGAGACTTTTGAGCGCTATATTCTGCGTTCTCTTTCAGTTCAGGAATTGCATTGCGAGCTTTTATCGCCGCTGTCGTATCCCAAATTGCAGCAGCATAAGATTTTGCCTGTTGAATCTGCTCAGCCGTTGCGCCCTTTCCAAGCGATTGCTCAGCTCTGAGTATGGCCTGCTCCCGGCTTAATTCGCTTGTAGAGTCAGCAGACAGTGCAGCCTGCTCTTTTAAAGCGGCCAGCTTCTCTGCTATCGACTCTGCCTGAGTTGCTGCCTTTTTCCCTTCAGAGACTGAGTCTTTCGTTTCTTTCTTTAAGTTCTGCTGTGCTTTAAGTGCGTCATACTCCGCACCGGCTCTTTCTCGCGCAAGCTTTACGGCTGCCTCATCGCCACCCAGCGCACGAATCTCTTTCTCAGTTTTTAACTGCGCGCGCTTTCTTTCGTCAACGACTCCTTCAATCTCAACCTGATCCAATAATTTATCCAGGTAGTCCTGAACCTTTGCTGGCCTATCCACTTTCAGACTTGAAGAGTTAAAGCGCTCCTTCGCGCTCGCAGCCATATTTACTGACTTGGCGAAATGATTCATCATTCCAGCGGCATCACCCGCTGCTGTTGATTCGCGACTCAGCAGGTCAATACCTGTCTTCAACCCAGTAGTAAGCTGGGCCTGTCCAAGGGTTATGGCGCTCTGTGTCTGGCTCAGGCGCTTTTGTGCCTTTTCAAGTGCCTCAGCTGCGATGTACTGATCGTCCATTGCTGAAGACAATGCATCCGCAGCCTGGCGCCCTCGCGTAGTGCCCTTGCCCCAGTTGTCGATCTCCTTACGCAAATCATTTACACGGTAAGTGGCCTTGTCGTAAGTTTTCTGTGCGTCATCAACGCTATCACTGAGGCTGACCAGGCTTTCGCGCATGCGTGCAATGGACGCGCCGACTTCAGTCGCTGACATCTCCTTAAATTTGGCGACTAGGCCGTTGATGCTGTCGGCCAGATCATTGGCTTCCTGCTTGGCCTGCTGGGCTCGCTGGAAAAAGTAAAAAATGGCAGCTGCTGCCAGAGTCGCTACGCCCGCCGGACCTCCCACTAAAGCCATTACACCGCGCAATCCGGAGGAAGCTGCTGCCAATGCTCCCTGCGCTGTTGCGGCGTTGTATGCACTGGCTGCAAGAGATAACTGCTTCTGTGTGGCAAGAGCAAGCGCCGCCACGTAACGAGATCCCATTACGGCGGTCACGGCCAGAATTACTGTTGATACAACATCAAGGTTTTCGCTCAGGGTAACCACAGCGTCATTGAAAATTGCCACGCCAGCTTTAACGGTCGCCGAACTACCCACGAACTGAGTGATGTTGTTTCCGGCAATCTGGAACGCCTGGCCGATTGTCTGAGTGGTGTTTGCAAACTCTTTGCCGATCACATCACCCTGGCCCAGTAGGCCATTGACCACGATGTCAGTGGTCAACTTGCCCTGGGCTGCCATCGCTCGCATCTGCCCAATAGAAACGCCCATCGAATCAGCTAAGGCTACGATCAGCCTGTTGCCCTGCTCGTTCACAGAGTTGAATTCTTCGCCGCGCAGTGCGCCGGATGCTAGCCCCTGCGACAACTGAATAATGGCGTTCTCAGCTTCCTGCGCAGTGGCGCCAGATACAACGAATCCCTGGTTGATGATCGTGGTGAGTTTCGCCACGTTTTCCGCACTGGTGCCGTACTCGCGAGTAGCACGCTCCAGGCGAGCGTAGAGCGACGCTGTGGCATCGAGACTTGAGCGGGTTGACTGCGTAATGTCAAACACGCGCTGTGTCACCTGGGTGAGGCTTTCTCCGGTTCTAATAGAATTGGCGAGCTTGTTGTTGAGAGTCGTCCAGGCGTCGGCATATTGCGCCACTTGCTGTACAGATAGTGCCGCTGTAAGTGCAGAGGCAACCTTGGTAAGTGATGAGAATGATTTCTCTGTGCCGCTTACCGCCTTGCCAGTTTTCTCAAATTTGCCCTCCATTGAGTCGAGGCGGTCATTAACTTTTTGCTGTGACTCAATGAGCTTGGCGACGTTCATTTCTACTTCATAAACAATGTTACCAACCTGTTGTTCGCTCGCCATTCATCTATCTCCGGGCATAAAAAAACCCCGACGGAGCGAGGTTTTTTCAGGTTTTATTAATTCAGTTGTAAGAGTCTATTTTTGCTCTGATGTCTTTTGTGCTTTGGCAATACATCGCATCTTCTGGAGTGGATGGTTTATTTTTCATGCACTCAATATAGATATCGTCATTTTGCTTTACGCCCTTCATGATGATCCCCACAATCCTTTTGCAAAGCTCGGGCTTCTTATGTTCCTTGCAGACGCCCTCATGTAGCTGGTTCAACATGTCCAAAGATTGCTGTTCAGCCGAAGATGTCTGCGGTAAAAAAATAGTCATAACCAACAGGCAAAAAACTTTCTTCATATCCCTATCCCCATTCATAAGTATGGCGATAATCCTAAAGCGGATCTGATGCAATGGGAAGCAAGAAAACCCGCGAGTGCGGGCTTGGTTTGATAATCCAAATTTGGGTAGTGCTGATTTGTCTAGAAAATCTTTCTTAAGTCGATGCCATAGACTTCAAGCCATGCATCACGCGGCCATGATTTAACAGTGCCAAAGCGCTTATCTTCAACCTCGTGCGGTTCTGCTCCGTTATCCCGGCACCACTTACGCAACGGCTGCCATTTGAATTCACGCCCGGTCTTCTTCTCCACCGGGATAATGGCGGCAAACTTTCGCCCCTCACCCATGCGCTCTGCCAGTTTGTTTTTCTCTCGCACTGCAACGGATGCAGTTGCCATAGCAGTGGCTTCACGCTTTTCAGCGATCCAGAGTTTTTCTTTTACGGCACGGTCTCTCTGCTCAGTGACAACACGGTTTTCCTTAACCTTTAAAAGAAGGTCTTCAAGCGCCGCTTCATAGGTAAGCGGAATTCCGAGTGTGGGTGCCGGGCGGAAGTAAGACTCCTCCATCCGCTCAAAGAAATTCCATGCTTCATCGGTGTCGACGATTTTTGACATCCGGGCGGCGCCTTTCTCTGTCCAGACGGTGACACTTCTGGCCCGCTTACCAACAGAGTAACTATCGTTTACTCTGTTCTTAAATTCCCTTAATTCTGAGCCAGTTAGGAGGAAGTAATGCCTTCCATCTTCAAAACGCTCAAGGTTGCGAGAGAGGTTATTACGAATGTTTACTTCATCAGTGCCGTAACCCCGAGCCAAAACCTCAGTTGTTACAACGCGAACACCTTTCCATTCGATAACTGGAAGCATATCAGGATCGACAGGTGGTATTTGTTTTGCTACATTTACCGCAGTTGATGTTGATTGTTGCATTCTAATCTCCAATCAGTAGTGAAATTACCCGCCAGCAGCAACTGGCGGTTTTTTTTTGCGCCATCCCATGCGCCAATCAGTGAATCCTCTTCCCATTCGTTAAAGCCTCATCAAGAGCACGGCTAAGCCCGTAAGTAATCGCCCCAACAGATTTGATGCGCTCCACAAGTTCAGCGGCCAGCGGAGAACCCAGCGCCCTGAGTGATGGTGAAAGTTTATCACTCCACTCCCTGTAAATTATCTCCATGTGCCGCTTTGCTACTCCTGCGTTATGTGCGTACATCTCGAAATCGAACGCATTGGCAGGAAGCGCCGCTTTCCCGATGAACTCCCCTTCAATTACCTTCCCTGCCAGATATTCGATGGCCTCAGATGTCTGTTTTGATGAAAGTTCGTCGATATGCTTAACGCCGAACTCTTTGTGAACCAGCTTATAAACAGCCTGGTAGGTCATGCCGTACTTACCCATGATGCGGTTGACGATGCCACGCAGCGGAGTGCGATCATCAACGGTTGTTTCCGGCTTTCGGATGGCAGCGCCTTTAGTCCAGTAGTCGTGCAGAGCGGTGAAGCATTCTTCCTGATAACGCACCAGGCGATCGCGAATGTCGTCGCGCACCTTCGCCGGGTTAATGCTGAACAGCCAGCCGTTAAGTTTCTTCATTGGCAGGCAAAGCATACGTTGCAGGCCTCCTACTGAAGGGATTGTGATATCACAACACCCGAACTTTTCTCCCTGCTTCTTCAGTTTCACAAACTGACTAGCCCAGTCCAATCCAATATTTTCGACAATAGGCTTCATTGCCACATAAGCCACGCCCGACGCCATTGCGGTGATGATGTGCTGTCCGTGGAACGGTAAAGAGGTGGTGTTTACTGCTTCAATAATTGCTATACTGTTCATCGTTAGTTTCTCGCAAAGTTGCTGACATTAGAGGCCCCGTTAGTGTTCCACCACTGCGGGGTTTCGCATTTCTTACTGCCCACCCGAACGCTCCTCACGGAGACACCGCGCCAGACGCTGCACGATTGCTGAATTAATCGAAATTCCATCCATCTCTGCCATGCGGCGGATCTCTTCTTTCATGCGCTCAGGAAGGCGGAGTTGGAAACTTTCGTTCTTACGCCCGGTATAGAGAACATCTTGCATTTACTTCCCCCTTGTTATGATGACATCATTTTGATGCCTGACACCATTATGATGTCATTGTGGATAATGTCAATATGATGCTACTGTGTTTTGTATAAATTATTGCGGTAAGAAAAATGACTGAAAGAGAAGATCCAGCGTTCGTAGAGAGATTCACCGTCAGAATGCCTGATGGAATGCGTGATGCCATCGCAGAGCAGGCGAAGGCCAACGGCAGATCTATGAACTCTGAAATCATTGAAATAATATCCAATTCCCTTTTCTCTTCTGCGATAGGTGATGACGCAGTTGGGTACATTCTAGAGATGGCGAAACAGGATGATTTTGGCGAGCTTTCTGATGATGAAAAAGACCACGTTATGTCCCTTCTCCTTCAAGTAGCAGAAAAACTTGCCAAAAAAATAGAGAGAGAGAGCGGAAATTTACAGCAGGTAATGCAGCTAATTACGCAAAACAAAAAGCCCACCT